TGAAGAGAAGGTAGCTATTGCTTGTAGCAGCTGTGCTGGCTCAGGTACTAAGCGTATGTTTGGTCCCATGAATGTCTACCAAGTACAAGCCCCTAACCGCTTTACCTCCGAGGTAGAGACTAAGGTAAACATTCCTCCTGCTGGCTTTATTGATGTAAAGCATGACATCCTTGAGTTCTTGAACAAGCAAGTTATTACGAACATTCAGATGGCTTTCGAGCTATTGAGTATTGACGTAATGAATAACGAGAAGATTTCGGGCAGAGAGACAGCTACCGGTAAGGCTATCGATAGAGAGGAGTTATATTCTTTCTTACTTCGCTTTGCCAATACTGTATTCGATGACTTCGAGTTTGCCATAGATACTATTGGCTCTATGCGCTATCGTGGCGAGTGGAGTATGCCAGCAGTTCGCTATCCGCAGAACTTTGAGATGCGTACTGACGCAGAGCTTACCGAAGAGATTAAGAATGCTCCTAACTTCTCTCGTGCCATGCTTGCACAGCAGTACTTAGAGACTCGCTTTCCTATCCAAGAGGTTAAGAGTGCTATCATGAAGCTTTCCGTTCAAATCGACCCATACTTCAACTTAGATGCCAAAGATGTGATGGCATTGGTTGCTTCGGGTATTGCTGAGAAATGGAAGGCTGTAATGCACTTCGAGATTGAGGCTATTGTGAAGGCTCTCGTTGAAGAGGATGAGGCATTCTTAGATAAGCCTATGCTTGAGCAGAAGGCGATGATAGAATCTAAGGCTAAGGAGATGACTCCAGCAGTACAGAATGGACTTAATGTAGATGCTATTATTGGCGCACAATGACCGCAGAGCAGATAGAGAGATTGCTTCAAGATAACTACGATTCGGTTAATGATGAGTTCATGACTTACGTTGATCGTTCGCAGGAGGAAGCACTTGTCTTTCTTCTTTCTGCTTTAAATAGGCTGAAGTACGATGGACAAGAGGTGTCAGATAACGAAGAGAACTTTGCTATCATCTCTGCCCTTTTACTTCAGCTTTCTGCCTTTATGGGCAGGAGTTCTTACGCTGAGGGACTAAGGTATTTCAACGATAAGATTAAAGAGCAATTTCAGCTCACAAGAGACTATTTCGATGCTTCTGATGCCATCGTATCACCTGAGCAACTTGAGTCCGTTACAGCGCAGGAAAACAACCTTCAGCGGTCTTCTATTGAGTCGCTCACCAAGATAGATTCATCCTTCTACGATACTATTAGGAACGCTTTAATTTTAGCTGTGATAGGTCGTTCTACTCGGGATACCTTAGAGGCTTCTATTAAAGAGATAGTGGTAGGCAATGCCAATCGTAAGGGCAGGCTATATGTCTTTGCCAATACACTTTCAGATACCTTATTTGCTTCTGTTGGAAGGGCTGTTACGATGTCTTTCGCTCGCTTTGCTGGCTTTACTAAGTTTAGATATGCTGGTGGATTGATTCAAGATTCGAGAGACTTCTGCGTTGCTCGTAATGGCAATGTTTACGATGAGAATGCTATTCGCTCATGGGCGAGTATCCCTACTTGGCAGGGCAAGATTCCAAATACAACAGCCACAACTATCTTCTACTACCTTGGGGGATACAGATGTAGGCATTGGCTTATCCCAGTTAAGGGATAGATTTTAAAGCGAAATGATTGATTTTCAATTGTTCTTACTTAACTTTATCAAAAAATAACCTTTATGGAAAGACGAATTAGGGCTGTTGGTCCTCGTGGAGTAATTTTTATTTCAGAGGCAACAGCAAGAAATGCTAAGTTTTTAGCTAAGTATGGTATTATGGTGGATGACGAAAAATTCGGAAAAACTGAATTGTCTCCTACTAAAATCGGAAAGGTAGTTACTTCTACCCAAGCACCGATTCAATCCAATGCAACACAGCTAAAGGGACTACCTCCTGAGATTATGCAAATCCCTGAGATTCCTGAGCTGCCAAAGAAAAAAGGCGCAAAAATACAACCTAAACAAGATTAACCAAATAAATTAATTATGGCTATTGACCACAAAGAAATCAGCAAATGGCTGTTCGACAAAGAGGTAGAATTTGAAGACCTCGACACATTTAAGTCAGAACTTGCAAAGAAGTATGTATCAAGAGAGATTGCAGCAGATGATGAAGACATCCGCAACAAAGTAACCGGTAAGACTCTCGGCACTCTTGAGACTAAGTTCAAACGACAGTTTGGATTGACTGAAGAAGAAGTGAAAGGCAAGAAGCTGAGTGATCTTTTCGAACTCGCTGAAGGAAAGCAGAAAGGTTTAATTGAAGACCTGCAAGCACAGATTAAAGAACCAGGTCAGACTCCCGAGGAGATTAAAGCCCTAAGAGTCGAATTGGAAGACGCTCGTAAGCGTGGCAAAGAGCAGGAGCAGCTTGCTTCAGAACTCAATGTGAAGCTACAAGAGAGCGAAGGCGAGTTCAATACTCGTATCAATAAGTACATGGCCGACATGGAACTGAACAAGATTAAAACATCTATTCAATGGGCTGATTCTGCTAACAGCTACGCTCGCAAGGGTTTTGAAATTGATATTACAGAAAAGTTTAACTTTGCACTATCTGAAGGGAAGTTGATTGTTACAGACAAAGAAGGCAATCAGATTAAAAACGATAAAGGTACTGGATACCTTAGTCCTGATGAGTTAATGAAGACAGAGGCAGAAAAGGCAGGGCTTTTGAAGAAAGCTGGCGATGCTGGAAATAAGTCTACAACAACTCAAGTTTCTCTTCAGCAGACAACTGGCTCAAAAGAAGGTCAAGCAAGGCGTTATATGCACCCTCGGGCAGCAGGACACGCTGACACTTTAAACCGCTCTACTAGTCGGTAATCGCACGACAAAGCTGTGTCACGATGGACATTAAACATCGAATGTGTGCCTCGGCTGGGCAATTAACAGCCATAAACCCATTTTGATTTTTTAACAATGTCTTACGCATTTTCTTCATTCGTTTCTTGCCCTGATTTGCAGGGCCGCATTGATGAGGGTTACTTCAAAGCAGACCCTACAATGTTCCCAGGCTTCATTAACACCCTCCGTGCCGTTACATCTCCGATGAACGAGGCTGGTGTATTGCAGAGCCAAATTGATTCTAAAAACGGTCACTATCGTGCCGTTGAGGTTGTTTATCAGCCTCGTATGTCTGACGCAGATACTTCAAGCTCTGCTGAGCTTACTTGTGCTGCTGGCCCTACCTTTGGTGAGACTTCTAAGTTGTACACCATCGACCCTACTGAAGGTGCTTCACGCAGCTGGAGTCTTTCTTTAGACGCTCTCGCTCCTCGTTGTGAGAATGACGAGAACTACGTTGCTCGCCAATTGGCTATGCATATGCAAGCTATCAAGCGTTCAATCAACGCTGAAGCAGTAAGCTTCGTGTCTACTAACTTTGGCAAACTTGCCAATGGTGCTTCTCTCTTGACTACCGCCACTAAGAACACTACTACTGGTGTTTACTTGGACGATTTCTTGAGTGATGTTACTTACGCTTATCAGGTTGCTGAAGGTTGGGATCGTCCTATCATCGTAGGTGGTGAGTTGACCCAAAAGTACATGACTGCATTGAAGAGCCACTGTTGCGCTACTGTAAACGTAGACTTAGAGGCTATGATGCAGAGCGATGCTCAGTCATACTTCTTCTTCGAGCCAAAGGCAGATACTGTCTTCGGTAGCGGTGAGTTTGCTTTCATGGCCCCAGGTGCTATTCAGATGCTTCGCTACAACGCTTTCAAAGGCGCACAAGGCATCCGTGTAATTGACGATGAGTCTATCAAGAAGGGTACTATTGTAGACCCTGAGACTGGCTTAGAGTTCGATTACTATGCACAGCTTGATTGTAACACTTGGAAGTTTTGGATGGGACTTAGCTATAAGTTCGTTACCTTGCCTGAGGATATCTTCTTGGCAACTGACGAGTTAGCTGACGTTAACTACATCTTCAACGGAAAAGTATCTAACTAATCCTTTTGATGTGATTGTTAAGGGGGGTGCTGAAAAGCATCCCCTTTTTTTGTATTAACTTTGGCGTATGAGTTGCTGGGACAATGTAATAGGTATTAGGGGGTTGTGCGAGGCACAGACTCCTTCGAGCGGTCTTTATATTAATGACCTTACGGGTATATCCATTAAGGATTTAAACGCAGGTGTTAACGAGGAGGATGCGACAGCATTTACGCTCATTCAGAGGAAGGTAGATCAGGCTGCTACTATGATGCAAGCCGAGGCTTTGTCTTACCTCTATAATAGGTGGAACTACACTACGAGCGCATGGGATGGCGTTGTTGGCTATTTCCCTGAGTCGCTACGATCACTTGCTGCTGCTCCCGTTTATCGAGGCATCGGAATGCGTTACAGACAAGCTGACTACATCTCTGTTTCGGTGAATGCTGTTACGTTGTTGCTCCCGGTATCTACTACGGTTAACGTACTTGTGGTAGACTTGATTACAGGCACTACCTTAGACACTATCCCTATTACTACTATTGCCAATACTCCCGTTCGTGTTGTTGCCAATAAGAAGTACACGAGCAATGGGCAGATGTTGAATCTTGCCTTTGTTTACAATGCTACTTCTATCGCTTCTTTTCAGACTGGGTTATATCCTACTTATAGCTGTGGTGGCTGTGGTAGAGCGCAGCGTTGGTATGAGAATATGCTTGAGCGGACCATTGAAATCCCTACTGGAGGCAGCATCTTAGAGCAGAATATTAATGGTGGTAGCTGGACTGGTGGCTTGAGTGTAGACTACCAAGTAGCTTGCAGTTTTGAGAGTCTACTGTGCGCTCATATCGGACAGTTGGGTTATCCTTTGCTCTACAAGGCAGGAATGCTTATCCTAAAGGAATTAGAGTTCTCTAAGAGGCTTAATGGTATTGTGGTGTTTAATAGAGAGCGCAACCAAGAGTTGGCTACCTATTACCAAGAGCAGTACGATAATTATATGCAGCGTTACTTTGATGCAGCGCAGCTACCTAATACTGGCTGCTTTGCTTGTAAGCAGAGAGTTCGCCAGGTAAGCAGAATCCCATGACCCCTGAGCAGTTTATAGCGCAGTTAAGGAGACAGAAGAGTACCTTGCAGGTTGCAGCAGAGCAAGCTTTGGAAGAGGCTGCTAAGGCTACGCACATGAAGGTTACTGGAAGGATTTTTACTGCTGGTAAGGCTGCTGATGATAGCAAGATAGGCAACTACTCTACTAAGGAGTTAGTTGTTTCTAAGAAGGCATTCCATAACAAGGCAGCATTCAAGCAGAGTACAAGAGCTAATAAAAGTGGTGGTACGAGACCCATGTACATTAAGTTCCCCAATGCTAAGAAGGCTACGCCAGTAATGATATTACCGGGAGGTTATAAGCAGCTCAAGCAAATCCAAGGCATGAGAAGTGGCTATGTAGACTTAGTGTATTCGGGACGCACACAGAGGGCATTTTTAGGCTCTCTAAGGAAGTTTGGCAGATATGGATGGGCAGCAATCATGCGAGGCACTAAAACCGCTGAGAAGGCTGTATTGAATGAAAACAAGTTTGGCAAGAAGATATTTGCTCTCACTAAAGAGGAGGAAGTTTTCTTTTCAAGGAGATTTGTAAGCACCTTTAATAAGAAGGCTCAAATAGATTAACTTTGTGATATGATAGTAACGGACATTACATCTGAGATATTTGCTCGACTAAAGGAATACCAGCTTGTAAAGCATTATGGCTTTGCTGAGATGCTTCCTGATGGGGAGGCTACTATCCCTGCTGTATATTGCTCTAATGGCGATTATAAGCACGTTGTAAACGACTATGAGTGGGCGGAGGGCATTGCTTACATCCGTTACAATGGCACAGAGACTACTACTTTTAGCGATGCTGAGTTCATTGGATGCCAAGATTTATTGAATGTGATTTTCCCTATGCGCTTAGTCATTATAGGCAAGCGTAAAGGGCAGAAGCCATACGAGGTAGCATCGTTGATTAGAAGCAAGATTACGGGTATGTACGAGGCTGTTGCACAAGTCTATGGAGCTGTCTATGTAGACGTGACCTCTTCTGCTATCCAATATGATATTCGTACTAACTTAAACAGCGAGTTTGATGGTGCTGATGTAGCCTGGGATACCGAGAACTACATTATCTCTGTTGACTTGAATATAGAGGTTCGTGGCGATTCTGAGTGCTTAAATACTACCGAGCCATGTGCTGTTGGTATATTCGATAATACATTTGACCAAACTTTTAACTAATGGGACAATTACTTACAGATGCGTTAGTCATTAAGAACGAAACGCTATCGGGGAAAAATACAGCAACAAGAGTTGGTGGATGGATGGAAGATGCTGCTACGGCTATCGAGACATTGCCGAGTGCTTTAAACTTCTTTGACTTCAGCAGCTCAAGCGTAACGAGCGGTAGCCAAGATGTTTGGACTCCTTTAGTTGCGAGTGTGACTCAAGGCTTTCAGCGTAATGGCATTTCTGTTGCTTCTAATGGATTGATTA